TTCTATTCTTTTCTTTTAGTACTGCACCTTGACCTTTAACTTCCATTTCAGGTCCACCAGTACCAATTAAGTTAAAAGCTCTGTCAGCAGTTGTTTTTGATCTAGGATCTATTTCAGTTTGCTGTTCACCAACTTTTACTTCTTGTATATTATCTAGTTTTGCCATTTTATCTCCTTGGTTTTGATTTTCCAGCCTCCGATAAAGCAATTGCAATCGCTTGTTTACGACTTTTTACTTTTTTCTTTGACTTCCCTATCGGTAATTCACCTTTTTTGAATTCCCGCATAACCTTTTTAACCTTTTTTTCAGATTTTGTCATTTTATTTCTCATTTTACTCGTCTCCACTTCTCATAATTGATACTTTAGGCATCATACTACCCTGATTTTTCATCATTGAGTCTGTACTAGGTATCGTTTTAGATAAAATTGTTTTTTCAATTGATGTATCAGCTCTTAATTTTGCCAATTCTTCATTTTGTTCTAGTTTTTCATCTTGATTTTGCTGATTCATCATTGCTTTCATCTTATCGAGATCCATTCTGTCCTTAGCTTCTTGTTCTTTTCTAGCATTTTCTTGTGCTCTAAGGTCTAATTCTCTTGATCTTAGTTTTGCAATTGGATCATTATCAAATTGAGAAGTAATTTTCTTCTCTTCATTCATAAATTCTTCCATCATCTCTGCAATCAACTGTGCTTTTCTAGATTCTATTCTTTGTTGAATCTGCATTGCTTGCATTTGCATCTGTTGAGCCATTTGTGGATTCTGTTGCATCATCATTTGTATCTGTTGTAGCTGTTGTAATTCATTTCTAAACTCTAATTCAATTTGTTCTTGAGCCATAATACTAATGTGTTCAAAAATATTTTTCTCTAATGATGCCATGACCATCGGATTATTTCTTGCCATATTCGTTTCCATAAAACTTAAATGCGATTGAATATGTGCTCTATGGTTTTGACCGGGAAAAGCTTGAAAAGGTTTTCCACCTAAAGCTGAAATATGTTCTAGTGCAGGATCTTGTGGCATTGGTGGTTGTGGTTTCATTAAAACATTATCAATGTTTTTTACACCTAATGCTTCATACATATTTCTATATGCAGCATACATGTTGTGCATTTGTGGATTAGAAGTTGCCAGCTGCAGTTCTGTTTGAGCGAGTGAAATACGCTGTGTCTGTGAAAAAATGTTGGGGTCAGCAACTGGCAATATATCTACCCGATCATCAAAGTCAGATTGCATAATCATTCTTTGGCCCCCAACTACATCATATGGATATTGTTGTGGTAGATATAACTTGAATACTCTAGCCATAAGTCTGAATTCATTCTTTAAAGCTGAGTAAATTCTTTTGTGTATTGCTGACATGGTTCTTGAACCACGTTCTAATAATGCAACTGTAGTTCCAACTGCTGCTTGTTGATTACCATCACCAACTTGCATATCTGCAATAGATGCAAATCGTTGACCTGCTTGAACGACTATACCCATCAAACTTAATAATGTTTGAGAAGGCTCTTTAAACGGAAGCATCATAAATGAATCTCTTAAATTTCCACCCGGTGCATCTACATCTCTAAACTCTCCCGGTTGAATTGATTGTGCATCATCTCTAATTCGAATACCACGCATTTTAAATCCTGCAGGTAAATTTGATAAAGTTCCTGCATCCAATAATTGTCTTAGTGCAGCTGTAGCGGTTCTACTTAATCCACCAATCATGTGAATTAAACCAAAACCATAGAATCCTAATCCTGGTAAAAATTTAAAGTGTACAAAATAATTTACTTTGTTTTTCTTTGGATCTCCAACTTCATAGTTTCTTCTAATAGAAAGAATCTCTCTAGATGATTCTTCAATCGTTACAATGTATGGAATTTTAATTCCTGACGGCTCACCAGTCTCTTGATTTACATCTTCAAAACCTTCTATATCTAAATCAACATGACATTCCAATAATGTATAGACATCATCGTTGGCAGTTTTTGACATGCCTTCGAGTTCTCTTTCTTTTTTCTCTACATCAGTTTCTTTTTCTCCAGGCTTTCCTACATCTACATCTCTATAGAAACCTGCTACTTGTTGTTTTCGTAAATCGTTTTCTGAAATTTTAACACGATGAATAATTGCTTCCGCATCGTCTAATGAGGTAGCTGTGTACGGAACAATTAAATCATCTGCTGGAACAAATTTAGAAACGGCTCTTTGTTCCATTTCATCGTAGTATACTTTTTTAAATGTACTACCTGAAAGCGGTAAATGAAATAACATAGAATCAAACTCTGGTTCATATTCTTTCATTTGATCCATAATTTGATAATTCATAAAATCTTTAACACGTTCTGCTTGTTGTGTTTTTTCTGGAGTAGGTGCTCCAAGTATTTGTGTTCTTACCGGACCATCTGCAGGTAATAATTCTTTATAGGCTAATGCTTGAAACTGTGTAACCGCTTCTGCAAGAACAGGGTGAGTTGCACCACTTGCACCATTAAACGGTTCTGATCTTTGATCGTATTTAAAACCTAAAAGGTCTAAACCTTGTGTATAAGTTTTTTCCCAATCTTTTCTTGAAGAAACATATTCTTGATATTTACCTGTTAAACTTGATGCAAGTCTACCTAGAACATCTTCTGGTAAAAAGTCTGCAAGGTTTGCATAATGCTCATCTCCTCCTTCAGGAGTGGCTGCTGCAGGATCTAAATTGATATCAACTGATCCGTCTTCGTTTTCTGTAACTTCAACGTCATCAGGTGACTCTTGTGCTTCAGTTACTTCTTCTACTACCTGTTCTTGAATTTCTTCTTCACCGGGTATTTCAAATTCTTTTCGAGGCTCGTTTGGAAGTGCCTTGTCTATATTGTCTTCTGCCATTTATTTTTTCTCCAGATTGTTTGATCGTTGTAACAGTATTATACGAAATATTCAAGCCCTGAGGCGTGGGTCCGGACTCAGGGGGTAGTAGGTGTTTCTTCGGGTATTTATTTGTCATCAGTCTTTTTAACTCTGTTTGAAGGAGATTTATAAACATATGTTTCAAAAACCTCATCGGCCACTTCTGTTATATTATCAATAGGATCTATAACTTCTTCTACAAAATCCATATCAACATCACCACCAGGACCATATCGTGCCGTTTCTTGTGCTTCATAAATAAATTCTCCTGGAACTTGTTGCGAGGTTCCGGACTCAGGGTCTACTTCATAACCTGGTTTTCTGTATTCAACCACAGCCGGTGCACCTTTATCTGTTTCAAATCTAAGTTCAATATTTTCACCGTCTTCTAAAACTTCAACACCTTTGTATTCATATTTGACTCCAACTTTTGTTTCTAACAGATCATCTAATTTATTCATGACCCCTTTGTTCTTTACAACATTAATTAAATCCAGATATACCTTTTCAATTTCTGACTCTGCAGCTTTGGTTGCAACAACACCTTTCTTTCCACCTTTAAATAAATCCATAAGATTTATTAAACCAGTCATCAGGCCTCCGGTTATACCACCGGCGATACCCATCTTTTTTAATGTCCTTCTTTTACTTGGATCTTCAGGTCCTTCTGCAAAAGTTAATCTACTTCCATCTGCAAAATTTATTCTACCACCTTCTTTATAACCTCTATACCTAAGTTGATCATAGGGAACAACAAATCCTAGTGGAGTATTTAATTGCTGTTGCAACATAAAATTTTGTTCTTGTTGCGAAGGCATTTGAGATTTTTCATATTCAGCTAATTGTGATTGTAATTGAAGTGGAAAATCTGCAATTCTTAATTCTTTAAGTCTTTGAATATTTTCTTCGTATTGAGGTAAAGTAAAACGCGTAGCCATTTCTTTATCAAAGTATCCACCTGCACCTTTAATAAATCCTTCTACAGTGTTTGGATCAAGTTTTCCTGCAAGAGGTTGTTGCGCTGTAGAAAAATCTGCAATGTTTTGTAAAGCTTCTGTATTTTTCATTTTATCAACTGTAAGCGGATAAAATGTTTCAAAATCTTGTTGAGCTTTTTGATCTATTTCACCTAAATTTTTAAATTGATTTACAAATTGTTTTAACAAAGCTTTTTGTTGAGGCTCTAAACCAATTTGTTTTTGCATGACACCTTGCTCAGAAGGAATGAGTCCTAATTGTTCTGATTGTAAAAATAATTTTTCTAATCCATCCATTGCAACCATTTTATTTTTTATTGATTCTTCTATTCCATACAAAGCATATTCTGTACTGTCTGTTCCAAATTTTTCTCCAACCTGTTCCATTCCTGTTTTACCACCACCTAACATTCCAAAAGTAGTTGCATTAATCGCTCCTTGAACATCTCCACGTAATAAAGAAGGTCCTGCAAAAGCCAGTTCAATCGCTATATCAGCTGGAGCTGCAACATAACCCAATACTTTTCCAACAGATTTTCCAGCTTTTAATAATCTACCTTTGGCTAAAGCAGCCGCTTCATCTGTTCCTTGAGCAATTGCTCTATCTTTTTTCATGTTAGATAACATTTCCTCAGGACTACAAATGTTTGCACTTCCCGCTTGTGCTAAATTTATACGTCCTCCAGTAGCGGATTTTGTTCTACAAAACAAACGGCCAAATTCTTGTAAAGCTTCTTCTTTTTGATTTTTGTAAGTATTTCTTAGAGATGTTAATTCTTTTAATGAAACATCTTTATTTTCTTTTAATTGATTAAATAAATTATCTGCAATATTTTTGTAAGTTTGTTCATCTTTAGTTAAGAATTGTACAAGTTCAGATCCAGGTTTTGCTTGTTGAAGTAAACCTTTTGCACCTTTTTCTGTTGTTGCTAGTTCTGTAAAATATCTTTTAAATGCATCTTCTGGATTATATTTTACTACAAAGTTTTTTGTTGGAACTACATTTTTAGTTGCAGGATCATATTTATAAAATTCATCTCCTTTAAAATCTGGGTAAGATAACTTAGTAATTCTATTTAATTCTTCAACATTAGCATCAACATTAATTCCTTTTTGTATCTTGTTAATTAAATCTCTTCTTGGTTTTGAAAGTCTTTTCC